GGATAATAGTCGTCATCGTCCATGGCCACGATAATCGAGCCCTTTGCCTCCTTATTGAGGCGATTCCGCTTATAGCCGATCGTGCGCTTCTCCTCCTCCTTGATATAGCGCACCTCGTAGCCTTCGAGCCCCTTATTTCCAAGAATGAGATCCTCTACCGGATCAGAGCCGTCATCGAGAATAATCCACTCCATGCGATCTTTCGGATATACCTGATGCTTGAAGCAGGCGATTAAGTGTGGGATGAACCGACGGCGATTATAGGTTGGCGTGATCACAGAGACAAAGGGAAAGTCCCGCTCTTTCTGTATAGTCATTCTATCCTGTATAACACGGGTCAAGTTTAGACCGCCCTTACAATTACGTTTTCGCTTGAACTCCCATATTTCCACGAAATATATATATAAGCTCATCCAAATCATCTCTAGAATATGCCCAAATACTTGTGGTGACTGCCAATATAATGGAAATCAGTCGTATGACAAGAGTAGAGCCACCCGTCTTATAGCCAAACAATACATTAGCAACTATAGTCACACGCTGCATGATTGAGAGTGGATAAGGAACTTTCACGGCCCGCATCGCTTCCTCAGCAGGAACACCTTTCGATTGAAGCGCGGCCGCCACCTGCTGTTCCGCAACTTGTGTTGTAACTCCAGCCACCTCTAAAACATTCACAGCCTCTTTTGCAGCCTCCACAGGAGTTTGACCGGTCGCGGTCGCTTCAGTAAGCGCCTGGGTCGCCAAGCTTGGTGGAGCCCCATACGTAGCCTTACCTCTTGCAACTGCGCCAGCCATTCCAGCGGCTTCCGCTGCAGAAAGAGTCGGTGGAGCGCCTCCCACTTTAGGAGCAACGGCCTTCTTAGCAACAGCATTCGGAGCAACTGTCACGGGATTTGCTGGTAGCTGAAACAGTGGAAAGATTGTCGCGTTCCATTCTGGTGGATTCATGATTCCATATATTAGTGATATTGGGAAGAAGACGGTTCCATAAAAGAAATAGTAGATACGGATTGGCAAAAAGGTTTCATGTATATACGTATTCGACATGATAATGCCTCCAAATATAGCACATATGAAAAGTAGGATATAATAAATATAATCGGAAGCAAATCGCCACGCCCGCTTTACTAGACGCCACCCATTGAACTCCTTATTTTCATAGACCCGTAGGTCATCCTCAGCGTTTGCTAACTCGTCCAATAAGTCTTCCGGAGTCGCATCCTTGTTTTTTAGAATATCGGCAAACTTATCTTTAATATTATTCGGTATGGACGTGTCTTTCTCAACCTGTTTTACACGTGCTTCTATGATTGCAGTGGCTTCTGCGCGCTTCTTGGTAGCAACATCATTATCATATTTTAAAGCTGCATCCTCTATGCCAGATAACATGTTATTGATTGCGGCGCGGCGATTCGCGACAATATCTGGACCGAGCTTGGACACCTCGCCTAAACTCTTTTCAATCAGGTTTAAAGGGGCTAGCGCCGCGTCGGCTGCACTATTAGCTGCCTTATCTGCGAGTTTCGATATGCCTTTGCCAATGCCACCCGTTACGGCACCCGTCGCGCCCGATACTGCGCCCGCAACCGTTCCTGCAGCCCCTTTTAACCAGTCCATCCTACCTCTATTCTGAGAATTGAAAGTCCATGAAATAAACATGATTCTAAATAGGATGAGCAGCCGTGCGAAAACACGGAAGAATGCCGATTACGTGATTGCAATCCCATCCTATAAGCGTGTGGAAACGCTCAAGGAAAAGACATTGGCCACCTTGGCAAAATACAAGATCCCGCCCAGTAAGATCTATATCTTTGTCGCGAATAAGGAAGAGGAGGCAGCGTACAAGGCCGGCCTGGATCCAGACACATATGCGAAGATTCTTGTAGGTGTACCAAAGATCGGGCCCCAGCGTATGTTTATCATGCGGTACTTTCCGGTCGGAAAGCCACTCGTCCAAATCGATGACGATGTCTCCGCCTTTATAGAGTACGATGCGAAGGCTAAGCGCCACGAGAGACCCCTGAGAGATCTGGATGCCACGATTCGTCGCGGATTTAAGCTCTGCAAGGAGGTCGGTTCGAGCTGCTGGGGAATCTATCCAACGGCGAATGGCTTCTTTATGAAGCCGGGGCATACAACTGATCTCCGTTTTCTCATAGGCGTTATGACAGGCTGCTTCAATCCGGGCGCCGCCTTTAAGCTGCACTGTGAGAGTTTCAAGGAGGACTATGAGCGGACCTTGAAGTTCTATAAGAGAGACGGATGTATTGTGCGCATGAATGACGTCGCACCAAAGACATCCTATTATACGGAGAAGGGCGGGGCGGAGGAGTTCCGTGACTGGAAGCCGATGGAGGCGGAGGCCAAGTGGCTCGAGGCCGAGTTTCCAGGCCTCGTAAAGCTTCGCTGGATCAAGCGGGAGAAATACAGTAAGACACACTTGTATCCGGATGTGCGGGTCAAGGATTCGTCGAAATTGAAAGACTAGTACTCGGTCATATTCTTGCCACAAAAATCATCGAGAGCATCCTTTGTCTCTAGAAAAATAGACCCATCTCTTTTTCTGGATCCTTTTACACTTTTCACCTTATTCGCGTCAATCCAGTAGCCATCTAGATTTTGACCGAGATCTCCAAAGATGACTGAATCTGGTTTTGTTGCCGGCGCATCCGACTTATTGCAATATACTGCATAAAACCCGTTCTTTCTAGATGTAAACTTACCATTGGTTCCTAGAGTTGTTTTACTAAAGATTGCGTGCACCTTTTTGCCATTCTTAAGCGTGGCTGCCCGTGTGCCTGAAAACCCTGGTGGTTTTGGTTTCGCTCTAGGCCCAGGCGTATGTTTTAACCGATGAAGTGTATTAGACCATTGATTTTTTAAACTATTTCCCCAAGCGCCGGATCTGTACTTGCAACCTTCAGTACAATTCATAGCCCGGCCTTGGATTCGCATGAAAGCCCGGGCTTTTGATGTCTTATTGAATCTCTCGACACATTTATAATAGTCAGGGACTATCCCGGGACTAGTAGGCTCTGTGCAGGCCTGATTGAGCAGCCCTTGATATTCGGCCTTTTTCTTCTTATATTCGGCAGTAATCGACGCACACTTTTTATCACACGCTCTCAAGAGTTTATTTCTCTCTTTTGCAGTTAAGCGCCGCGCCGGCTTCTCGTTCATTCTACTTATAGGGCGTATTTGAGTCCGCCCATACCAGAGGCCACCTCGAACCAGTTGATGTTCTCGACATAGATATTCAAATCATAGGAGTACGTGGTGTTGACAGGCAGAGGAAAGACATCCACCTCAATCTGGAAGTTCTTAATCCGGCTGGAGTTGATGGAACCCGTCGGCTGCGCACTCGGACTATGGAGCTGGAAGGTATAGATGGGCAGGCCTTCTTGGCCAATCCCTGTCACATATCTATAGGTACTGACCTTCGTGAAATAGTCAATTGACTTCTGCTCCTGAATCTCATTACCGTCACATAAGACGCGTAGGGCCCGGATCATATCGATCTGGGCATTCGGTAAAAGCAGACCCGATGAAGGGGTCATGGGATTCAGACCGGGTGTCGGCGAGAAAGGCGCGACCGGCCAACTCGCCCAGTTCGTAAAGTTCGCAAAGTCGTTTCGCTGCGCTGCATCCGAACGACGCTGCAATAAAATAAGGCGCGTCACCGGATTGTGCGTATACAGATCGAGAATCTGTCTGCTGGTTAAAGAAGGATATGGATATTTGGTGACCTGTGTTATGACATACGATAGGGGCTGCTGGGCGAATATACGCTGTTCCTCCTGTGGCAGATATATGAAGGTGGTCTCTAAGCGCGGATTCATGAACCACGAGTTCATCGGCGGCACCGTGTATCCGATATCCGTAAAGAAGTTCTTGATCTGGGTCGTGGCATCCATCGATGACACATAGCTCGGGAGATTCTGCTGTGCATCGGCATCGGTGGCAGCCATCGTGTAGTTCGGGTTTACGCGATATCCAGACGCATCGAGAACCGTGTAAAGAGATGAAATGGGTGCCAGAGTGAGCTGGACTTCGCAGTCATGGTATTGCAGGCCAATCAGGGGCAGAGCATTGCTGGTATCTTCCGTAAACCAGAAGGCGAGCGGGACGTATATATCCCGCCCAAAGATCGACGGGCGATTTAGCTGCGTGGTAACACCAGGGGTTGGATAGACAGTAGGATATCCGGCACCCATTCCCGCATAGGAGCCTGAGGCCGGATGATTGAGTTCCGGAACATTGCCTACGAGAGTGCGCCAATCCTGAAAATTGTCCTGGTCATAGTCGAGTAGGGCCCGGGATAACAAATAGGCGCCATCGACTTCATGGATTTTCTGGCCTCCAACGAAAAATGCGGCGGTCTGGATAATGGCCGCGCCCAGATACTGGGACCACTGGAAATCGTATTGGGCCCTGCCCGGTATATCACACAACTTGCTATAAATATCCGGAATCCGGAAGACAAAGTACATGTCCGATACTAGGTCACCGAAGCGCGGAATCTTCGCCCGAAGCTGAACGGGCTGATCGAAGCTCAGCTCGTTGGGGCCGTCCAAAGCGATGGAGATATTTTCCATTGCGAAGTGCGAATAGCGCTTGAATGCCCTATAGAAATAGGTCATTTGCGGATTCCCGCTTAGAATAACATTTTGAGCTCCGTAGGCCACGAGGGCCACAATACCACCCCCTGTCATTTCCTATCGGGAATGGCTAACTTTATTTAGACCCTTGTCAGCTTTAACTGGGTCCATCAGACACAGTTAAAGTTGACGGTGCACTACACAAAATCTTACGTCGCCTGGTTCGACCACCAATCGTCCGCCAGATAGGGCGGAGTATCGGACGGCGGTGTTTTCACCACTGACGACGGTCCCTGCGCCAAAAGGCGATTGATTTCCCCGATCGACAGGGCGTATCTCGCATAACGTAGGTTGCTTATCGAGCCGCTGAAGACACCCGTCATTATGAAATTCTCGGAACCACCGTCGGCATTCTTGATTGCAGGAAGAGTGGAGCCCATTACTCTTGAATTCACATTCTGGAATACCGTAATGTCTCCGAAGTTCTGGTAGGGTAGAGTATTGGAGAACTTCATACGATTCGCGAGGCCACCGTTTACGTAGACGTCGATTCCCTGGCGGTAGGAGTTGATCGTCACATGAAACCATTTTCCAACCGGGATGTTCTGAACATCCACGTAGGTATAGGGGTTTGCATAGGTATTCATGAAGACGCGCATCTTATTTGTCACGCCGTCGATGAATACACCGGGACCCATTAGAGGCCATGGACTGCTGTAGCCCTTGTGGAACACGTGCTTGAGCCCCTCGTTTCCATCGAAGTTGTTGGGCAATACACGCAAATAGAATGAATACGAGAACTCAATGCCTGTGCGCTCATTGACCGATAGGCCGATTGGATCGGCGTCCGTATAGACTGCCGTATTCTGGCGAATCACTATAGGGCCGTCGGCGGATGATGCCGTATAGCCAATCAGTGTGTGAAAACGGGTGGCCGCCGAGTTCGAGGCGAAGTAGATATATTCCATCACATACATTGCAACAAAAAGTATTGCTATCAGGGTGAGCCCTGTAACGATTTGACTGGAAGGAGTATTCAATTGATCCTGGACTGAGTTCATGCCCTATCTAACGGGTTGTTCCAAAATAAGAACCCCCGTTAACGAGGATTCTTATGTTAGTGTATCGTGAAATGCCCACCCACTAATGCGTTATTCGAACTCACATCGGTTGGTTACCCGTCACCAGTGTCATGAGCCAGCTCATGAACGTCTGATTCGCCTTCGGCCCATTCGAATACATGCGATAGATTTCTCCGGGAGTAAGGGCAAACCGTGCGACGGACATTCCGGTCACATAGCCATTGAGTGCACCCGGAGTAACAGGGCCACCCAAAACGACCGGGATAACTCCCGCCGGATCAACCTTATAGTAGCTGCTAGTCACGCAAGACCGAGTCAGTTTTCCGTCCATATAGACGTCTATTGTGCGACCGCTGAGAATGACGGTTACCATGACCCAGCGCTGGAGGTCGACGGTTGGAAGATCACAGACCGGCTCCGAGTTTGCAGGGCTGTTGCTTCCAGTAGCCGTGCCGTCGGTTCCGGTCAAGAATGTTGACGGATAGTTTCCATTGTTGCTGAGGAAAAGGGTTCCGCCAGTGGTCGTGGTAGCTGCCGCAGCTCCCGCAGCTCCCGCAGCTCCTCCAGCAGGAGCCGGTGTTGATGCAGGACTACCTGAACTGGTAGACGAAGCGCCCTGGACCGATCCAGCGGCTACACTGTGAGTACGAACGACTAGAGTATTTGTCTGTGCACCAACGCCAACATAGAGCGTTGAGAATGCATTGGATGTGCTCTGTCCTCTGAGCTCAAAGATGGGCTTTCTAAAGTTGATACCGTCACGGAAGTTGTTAATATAGACCCACGTATTGAAACTATAGTCGCCGCCCTCGAAAGGCTGGGGGATATCCGTAGCTTTGAAGGCCGTAGTTGGGGGCTTATTAATCTCCGAGCTCACGATGACGGTCGGGGAGCTCATGACAGATGAATACAGGAATCCATAGGCGATATACAGCACGAGCACACCGATCATTAAAATAACGACGGTCCCTGTGCTGAATGTGGATGATTGACTCGATGAATTCGAGTTCATGGGGTCACTTCTAACGATGGTCGCGCAAAAAAGTTCTCAACGCAGAACATTAAGCGTAGTTCGACACCCATATTTTATTCGACGCGGGCGTCACAGTAGGCAGTTTACAGTCGCCAGTTAGGCAGAAGTTAAACTTCGGCAGATGAAAGTTTAGCCTATAGGCGTAGTCAGGCAGAATACCGTTCACGTCGGGCATATTCATCTCAGAAAGAGTTTTGGCGCCGCTGGAGTTCAGATAGGGCGCCCCACGCGTATCCGCCAAGGTACTGTAGTCGCGCTCAATGTCTATAATCGTATTGCGAGTCGGGCGAACGGTGATATTCGCCAGCTGTCCAATAAGGCCAGTCGACCCGGACACTATTCCCGTAAGGTTTGTTTGCGTGGGATTCCAAATCGGCATAAACATCGTTTTCTGCGATTTTACCAACTTATCATTGTAATAAATGTCGAACTGCCGCCCCTCTCTCACGATAGTGACCATTAGCCACTTCTGGACCGGTGTGGCAGGAAGTGGGATGGTTTCAATATAATACTGATGTCTCTGCATCGCTCCCGATAAGTCTTGCATCTCCGTTTTTACATAGAGGTGCGTGGCCATAGCGCCCTGCCGACCTGCGTCGGGGACTGGCATAACTTCGAGTGTGGCAATGCCAAGAAGGTCCATGATATTGTAATAGCCGCGATTGAGGCACGGCCTACAACCGCTCAAATCACCGCATAAACACGGCTGAAATGATCCATCTGAGCAGGAGGGCTGCGTCGGATTCGTCCCGCAATCGACGTGCGAGCCGGTCTTCATCATGGGATTTAAATAGATGAACGCCTGAGCCGTGAACGTCGGCTCAGTAAGAATCTTTGAATCCGCGAAACTCACTGCAACTTTTCTGGAAGAAAGATCGAAGGGGCCGCTCGCCGTTACATTGACCTTAGCGACGTAGTTTGGAGAAAAATACATGATAAGAACAACTGCTAATACTATGACAAGCACGACTGGAATCAACCAGCCCATTCTACCGATAACTGCATAAAATAAGCGCCACCTGCAAGATCGTGCTTATTTTATCTTACTTGCCTCCCTTAGCTCGTAAAAAAGGCGACATTCGATTGCGGCGACCCATTCGCCAGCACTTCTCTTGAAGCCAGTTCTCTTGGCCAGTAGTTCACTTTCCCTACTAAACAGCTTTCCCGTGAGCTGATGTGTCCAAAATAGAAGGGAGGAGAACTGGATCTACCGATTGGTTTATATCTGAAGGACATTGAAGTCTCCAAATAGCCGTTCACATAGACTTCCAGGAAGTTCTGATCATATACATATGTCACGCGGAAGGGTGACTTCATAGGGACATTTGTGATCGCCGGTGTTGTCTGTATAACCGGTCGACTACCAGGGGCAGTGTCCGAGGTGATTACACTCGCATATAGATTATTGACGAGTGGGTCTAGCCAAACTATAAGATTCGCCTGCGGAAAGGCGGTTACGGCGGCACTTATGTCTCTTATAGGGCTCGTTACGGGCCCGCGACCCGAGTTATAGAATATGATTCGCGGGACCGGAGCCTGATCTATGAATCTGTTCGTTAGATATAGGTCCATCGAGATCGTGTAGCCACATGGAACGATTTTTGTAAATGCACCCGAGATGTCATTTCCAGCCGGTGACTTCATAAAATCCGTTTGCTTATCGGAGGGCAGCGGGATAGGAATAATACCAGGGTCGCCTGGCAAAAAGGAAAAAACTGGATAGACCGTGTAATGTATGATGAGGAGGATTATAAAAAGCACGAATGTTATAAGAGATCCATAAAATACAACGGATAGTATGGGTGATACTTCCTGTGGTGCCCAGGACGGCCAGCTCAGAGCTGGGATTGCATAAGGATTTGCTGCAGGTGCTCCAGCGTTAGTGGCCATACTAATGTCATATACATATTTTAACGTCTTATCTTTCTCGTCTTGATTGGACCCTTCATCGGATGAAAGGAAATGCGCTTATAATAGGCCTGGGTCTCCTTGTTCTTGCAGCCGCGCAGCTTTTCGCGCAAATAACAGACAAAAGAGATGCGTGTGAAGGGCTTGTCGCTGCCCATTGTCCCCGTTTCCACAGAAGCATGATGAATCTTGGGCAGCGCCTTGTTGAAGGCCTTGTCCGCCGCTGACTCCGTCATCTCCGTGTTACAGTGCCACTCGTGCACGTCCATGGCGATAAAGTCGCCCGTGCGCACATTGAATCCGACCCTGTAGCGCGGGAAAATCGTGGCGCCGCCCGTATACTTCCCCCGCTCAATCACGCTCAGATTTCCGTAGCCGTCGCGAAAGTCGCCGTCGTCCATGTGCATCGCCGTGCGGAAGTTGCGGTTAATCGTGATGGATGAGAAGGCCGTGTCCTCAATCTGATAGGCGGGTGCCTGGGCGGCGGCTGCCTTCTGCTTCGCATACCGATCGGGGATCAGTTCCTTGAAGACCCCATCAATCGCCTTTATGAAGGGAAGACCGTGCTGATATTGCCGGAAATATTTTTGCGTATAGGAGGTGAGTCGACACGGCAGGCCCATGAAAGGCGTCTGCTCGAAATAGCCGAGCACGGAACTGTAGACGTTATTGTTGACACGCATCTTGGAGGTCTTGCCAT